CCCGGTATACGAGCAGCGACGCCCCGGTTTCATCGGCATACCGGACTCACGACGCCGCTTCGCTTTCCAGATGCCACTCCTCGATCGTGCCCCATTGCGCCGCCATCGCCATCGCCAAGCCCGAATACGTACGGCTCCGATTCTTCCAGCGATTCGGCCCAGGCGATTCATGGTGCACTCGTGCCCGCCGCCCGTGCACGACCATGAGATCACGCTAATCGGATTCTCGAGCGCGATCCGCGGTATCGGCGCCGCCAGCAACGCACGCACAAACCGCAACGCGTCCGCCTGCTCCGATCAGCCACTGTCCATGCACCCGCAACTTGGGAACCGCTTCGCCGTTCGGCTGGTTGGTCCCTGAACCGTCGTGCGTCTTACCTCACCATTTCTGCTGCCGAAACAGATACCGATCGCGCCGGATCCCGAGACTCGCCCGACACACGCCGCAGCACCGATACCGTGGATCGTCACGCTCCTGCCCGCAGCCGTGACACTTCCCGGCCGTGGCCCAGCGTCCTCGCATTTCGGCCACTCTGACCGCGTTCGCCCGGCCCGTCATCGCGGGTGACGGCCGACGTTTCACTGGCCGCGTCAGTTCCCCCAACGTCATCGCCGCCCGTGGAATCTTGGCACTCATGGCCACGCCTCCTGCACGGCTGTGGCAATCAGGAGCGCCAGTTTCGGATCACTCGGCTTGAATGCCTCACGACAGGCGTCACTGCACAACACAGCCAGGACACCCTCGCGACAACACACGGGGCACTCAATCGACCCGAACTGCAGCCAGCTCTCCCGCCACACGTCTTCCTTGCCACAATGCGAGCAACGCCACACTCGCGTCCCGGCGGCCTTGCCTTGAAAGGCAATGAAGGTGTTCAGCGGGGGATGCTGGCACTTCTTCCTCTTCATTGGATGGCCCGCCGCGCCCGCTCGATCTCCACCGCTTTCTGCATCACCTGCTGAAAGTCGTAGACTTCGTTCAGGACGCCATCGAGCCGCGCCTCGGCGTCCGGCTCTTCGCTCGATGCCGACTGCAGGTGCGTCACCACCAGCAGCGCCCCGAGGTAGAACGCGTCCCGCACGCATTGCCGGTGCGGCTCGGAGAGGCACGCGGGCAACTGCTGCTCCAGCTTGTGCCACGCGTCCAGCATTTCTGTGCGTGATGGCATCATGGTCCTCGGCATCAGCCGAACAACGCGCCCTGGTTGATGGTGCCCGCCGCCGCGCGCTGCACGCACAGCCCGTGCGCCCACCGCTGGTCTCGCACCGCCAGCGACACGCCATGCCCGCCGCCGCCGTCGCGGTTCATCACCCAGCCGCTGGTGTGCTGGAACACCCCACGGTCGCGCACGTCCAGCTCCTTGCTACAGAATTCACAGCGGCCCACGAAGCGCGCCGGAATCGGTTGCACCATCAGAATCGCCATCTCATTTCGGCGCCTCCAGCTCGCTCTCACGGGTCACGAGGTCGTAGCAGAGAAATGCGGCTCTGAGCCGCGCCTTTTCCTCGGGGCGGTGCCGGTCGTCGCGCGGGGTGCGCTCGCGTGGCCCCAGCCACTGCAGGAGCGCCAGTCGGCGCGGGTCAGTCAGGCTGCTCGGCATAGGACTCTCCCGGCGCATCCTCAGGTGAGACGTTGACTAGGTCGAGTCCCCAGGGTGTGGAGCGCACCCGGAACCGGATCGCGGCATGGCTGGTGACAGCTCGCAAGCAGAGTGACGCGGCCCACGCATCCCAGGTCTCCACCACCGGCAGCAGGATCATGGTCACGCCATTCGGCCCGAGCTGCCGCACCGGGTCGTCCAGATAAATCACAAACTTCCGCTTGCGCGTGCCGTCGCGCAGGTTCCGCCATTCCTCGTCCACACGCTGCACCGTCGTGGTATGCGACGTGATGCGTGTGCGGGACGCCATGGCCGATCAGAACGGGATTGAGCCGTCATCGTCATCGTAGACATCGTGCGGCTCGGTCGGTACCTGTGAGGCGGCCAGCGGGCGACCGCGCGGCACTGGCGGCGACAGGGGTGCCGGGGGCGGCGGCGCAGCGGTCGTCCCAGCCAGCGCGGCCTCACGCTCGGCCGCCTTCTCCTTCAGCTTCTCCTGCAACTCGGCGAGCGGCTTCTGCTGCGCCAAGTCCTCACGCTCGGCCTCCGTCAGCAGGGTTTCCTTCTTCGCCGGAATCAGGCTGTACTCAACATCCTTGGTGCCCGCGCCCTTTGCATTGATGCGGACGTCATAGGGCATCGGCACATCGGTAAAGCCGTAGTCCTCGCTGTCCTGCAGCGCCTCAATCTGCTTGTAGATGGTGTGCGGCATGAAAAACGGTTTCACCTTGCCGTCGCGTCGGTCGATCACATGGCACAGCCACTTGAAGCTGCGCGTGCCGTTGAACACGCTGCTGTGCGGCAGGCACATCGAGCACAGGCGGATCTGGTTACTGCCCTCTTTCAACTTGTAGATGTCGCCCTTACCCAACAGCCCCTGCTGCTCGGCCTGCCGCCGTGCTTCCGCGAATGACCCACTCATACGGGACCGTCCTTCTCGCTGCGATAGGTGTAAATCAGGTGATGCGACAGCGGTTCAAGCTGCTCAATCGCGTGCTCAATGGTGCCGAGCAGGAGCGCCCGCTCGTCGCGGGAGAACGGCGTGTCCCGATAGGTCTCGTGTGCCAGCAGCTCGCAGACCTCCATCACCGTGCGCGTCAACACGCGCAGCGCCTGCAGTCCTGGCGCAGTGGTCGGTGCCGTCAGCAGTTCAGGGGCCATGTGCATCTCCTGCCGGACGCCCTCGTGGGCTTCCACCGCCTCAATCGCCTGCATCAGCGTGCGGGCCGCCGCGATGTCGTCGGTCGGCCCCCAGTTGTCCGGTGTCCAGCCCTCGATCTTGTTCCGCAGCACGTCCACGGCCCCGTGTGCGGCTGACAACAGCCATGCCTGATGCTTGGTGAGCATTACGGCGCGGGTAGTAGGTCAGCGCGGCCTGACGCACCCGCGCGTCTCGGGCCTCGGCGGCGTGCCGCCGATCGCGCCGCAGTTTCCAGTTGGCCCAGCCGAGACAGGCCAGCACGAACAGAACCGAGAGCAGCCCAACCACTAGCACGGGCGTGTCCTGTGGGCATCACTTCTCCACATGGGGATCGTCCTCGTCGGGCACGTCAGGCACGTAGGGCGCCGGTTCTGGGAGTCGCCGCCACTTGGGCAAGGGCTGGGGGAGCTTCGGGATCTCCGGGCGATTCGGCGAGCGCCGGGTCGGTGCCACATCTTCAGGGATGTAGATCGGCGGCGGGCCAAACCGCAGGGCGCGGGGATCAACGCGCAGGGCTTTCGCCAGCGCGATGACGGTGGCGTACTTCGGGAGGACGGCTGAGGTTTCGCATTTGGAGATGGTGTTTTGGGCGAGCCCGCTCTTCTCGGCTAACTCCACCTGCGTCCAGTTCATCCGTCGCCGCAAATGCTTGATGAAAAATCCACGCATAACGCACGTCAGAATACAAACCCAAAATGGCTAGTCAAGCAGATGTGAAATTCCCAATGTTTTGAGATGTCACATAGATGGGCTGTACGAAAAATCCTAAACCTGCTATAATCCTCGGCCCGTCTCGAAGGATATCCACACCATGTAACTTACTGTCAGATTGGGGGTAAACCCCGATTGACAAGTACATAGTAGGGCTGTCAGGAACCGCGTTTTTCGCGATTTCCCCTATGAAAAGTTTTTTGGAAGGGGCGCGAAAACCTTATCTCGTTCGGTGGCGGGTCTGTCGCGCGTGCTCCAGCAGCTTGATCGTGCGGCGCAGGTGGTGCATCGCCTCAGCCACAAGGTTGTCCGCATCTGTCTGACGTGCGGCAATCTGCGCCAGGAGCACATCCGTCTCGCCGGTCTCAATGGCTGAGAAGAAGCTCGACACGGAAATGCCGAGCCCTTCGACCGCACGCACGAACGTCTCGACCGAGGGACCGCGCGTGCGGCTGCTGAGGATTTTGGAAATCTGATTCTGCTGCGGCTTGCCGGTGCGTGGACTCTGCAGCCCGCCCCGCAGGGCCACCGTCGTCTGTGTCTCGCCACGCTCGCGTGCGACCTCAAACGCCCGCGCATAGTGCGCGCGGATCTGCTCCCACGTCACAGGCCCAAGTGTATTTATCCGCATGGCGATATTCCGAATCTGATGCAGAACCCTACGCCTGTTTCATAGGAGATTGCACGGATTTTCGCAGCGACAATATGCGCCTTATCCTGACACTGATACTTTTCGCCTAAGAAAGTTGCGGTATATTCTTGGGGAAAGGAGGCTCGCGCCCTATGGACTACGCCACCGACATCCTAGGCACCCACGTCGTCACCACCCTCAAGCAGCGACTGAAACACGGGCTCTTGGTGATTGGGTCCGACACGTTCACCCGCCGCGACCTTGCCACCATCGACTGCTACAGCTTCACCGCCGCCGCGAACTTGTCAGCCCTACTCGCCACCATTCGCATCAGTGATGGCAACCGCAAGATCACCGACACCCGCGATCTCTTCAACCACGTCCCACCCGAAGCGTTGGTGATTCCACGTCTCGGCTCCATCTCGCTGGCGGTGCTTGGTGCCGCGTTCGAGAAGAAGGGACTCGGCGGCAACACCCCGCTGCTGTCGTGGATCAAGAAGCATCACGCCAAGGACGCGCCCGTCGTCACGTTCTCCACCATGAAGGTGCAGGAACACAAACGTGATGGGGTCGCACAAGAACAGAAAGCCATCAAGGCTCGCAAGCAAACACGCCGCAACAAAGCGCACCAACTCCGCACCGAACGCTTTGAACAACGCACCAATGGAGGAACCACCGCATGAAAGCCTCGCTGCTCGATCAACTCGCCGCCCTCGCCGCCGACTACCGCTCGAAAGCCGCCGCCATCGACCAGACGCTCGCGATCCTGCGGGAGCAGGCATTGGTGACGAAGCAGGCCCGCTCACAGACGGTGCTCGCCAAAGCCATTACGCTCGATACACAGCGCGTCAACGGCACACGTGCCACGTTGCTGCTCAGTGATGGCAAGAAGAAGAAACGCGGCAAGCAGGCGAGCAACGGCAACCAGATCGCGCGCCGTCAGGGCACAGCCGAATTCTTGAATCTGTTCAGCACCACCGAGCCACGGCTGCCCGATCACCCGCGTGCTCAGAAAAATGGCGGGCTGTCGAAGCTCGTAGACCACGGCTATCTGAAAAGGGCTGGCGACCGGCTCTACGTGCGTACCGAAAAGCCGTTCGTGGTGAAGTCGTGGGCGAAGTCAGACGCACCGCCGACGCACATCACCGATCGAGACGCGAGACAGTCGATTCAGCGCGTCCTCTGGAAGTTTCACCAGACCAAGCCGCGCACGGTGAATCCGAAACGTCCCGGCTTGTTGCCGTGGCTGGTACAGACCGGCTACCTCACCGAAAAGAATGGTGGCTACGTCCGCACCGGCAAAGACTTCTCGCTCAACGGACGTGAGTAAACAAGATGGGTCCGCGCTTCTACATTCTCAACGAGCATGATGAGCCGGTGCCGGTGGCTGATGCCATCGAGTGGGCACGCTGGTTCGAGACGCACGATGAGCAGCGCGTGGTGCTGCAAGACACCATCGACGGCACACTCGTCTCGACCGTCTTTCTCGGCCTCGACCACGCCTATGATGATCGGCGGGTGCTGATCTACGAGACGCTGGTGGATGGTGGGGATCTGAACGGCGAGATGGAACGCTACGCGACCCGCGATGACGCGGTCGCCGGACACGTCGCGATGTGCGGGCGTGTCCGGCGCGGCGAGTGAGGGCTAGTCGCCGCCGTGCGGGGTCGGCTTCGGACGGCCGGGACGGCCCATGATCGGGCGATCCGGTTCGTCCACGATCGGATGCTCCGGATGATCGACCTTCGGCTCGGCCACTGGCTTGGCCGCCTCCACGAACTCGATGTTCGACACGTCATCCCCCTCGAACACGACATTCCCCTCGGCGTTCTTCACAATCGTTCGCATCGGCCCTCTCCAGTCTGTTTACCGCAGTCGCGGAATCTGCACATCACCTACGAAAAGGCGCAGGAGCCATAATACGACCACCACGATCACCACCACGCGAATGATCGTCTTGATGGTAGCGTCCATCGGGATCACGGTTTCGACCAGCCAGAGCAGGACGCCGACCACCACCAGCACGATGCAAAGTTCTATAAGCCCCACGTCTGCCTCCAGTGTTTACGGCTTCGGCGGTTCGATCTCGTGACTCGCCATCAGCGCCCGCAGGGCTGCCGCGATCTGCGTGGGCGTGGCCGCTCGCTGCAGTATCTGTCCGGTGCGATCGGCTGCGATGGCGGCATTCCCCATCAGCGTCGGATTCCGCAGGCCGAGCAGTGCCTTGGCGGCACCCACCGTCGTCGGCGGCGCACTCATCGCATCGCGGAGTTTCTGCGCGGTCAGCGCCCCCATCAGATCCTGCTCCTTTGAGAGCAGGGCTTCGAGCGACGGATCGAGCGTGATGGCCTCAGCACGATTCGCCCGCGCAAGTCCCTTGCTGAAGTTGCGCCCTTCGTTGGTCTGTGTTGGCGCATTCGGGCGGTTGTTGTAATTCGACCGCGCCTGATAGGACCGTTTCTGATCGATCGTTTCACCGAGATTGCGCGTCCGCGTATTTTCGCCAAGGTATTTCTGCGCGAGCGCATCCAATTCCGCCACCTCCGGTCCCGGCACATTGCCAAGCCCGCCGATTTTGCCTTCCTTGAATGCGAAGTCCTGCGCCGATCGTGCCAGTGTGTCTGGATCGACCCGGTGAATCGGATTGGCCGCATCGAACTTGGCTGCCGCAGCATTGACCGCGTCCTCGGTTGCCGATAACGCGGTTTGCACGTTCTCGCCGGTCGGCACGATGCCTTCTTCAATGAGCCGCGTTGAAGCACCGGGGAAATCGAGCTTCTGCGCCATGTTGCGCGCCAAGGCCATGTCCATCATCGACGGCGCCGCACGCCGCGCGACCTTGCCAGCAATCCCTAAGCCTTCGCCGAGCAGGAAGCCGCCACCGATCTGACCGGCCGCACGGGCATCACCGTGGGCGAAGTCTTTGGCGAGCTGCACCGTGCCGCGAGCCATCGCCGGGATCGACTCGCGCGGATCGGTCGTGGTGAGATTTTTGATGGCGTTGTAGTAAGTGCGCGGATCGAAGTTTTCCGCGATCCCACCAACGAGTTCTGGAATGTCCCAGGGCTTTTTCTCCGGAAGCGACGTACGGCGCGGCTCAGGCGCTTTGCCCTCGCGCACCAGTCGCGCCGCTTCCTTCGGATCGAAGCCGGGCGGGAACGGCCATTCCTTCCCAGCGGCATCCACGATGATGATGGGTTGATCGTCAGCCATGATGTTGCTCTACGGAATCGGATTCCCGTTGATGTCGTGCCGTTTACCACTGCTCGTCACTACTGGCTGATCGCCAACCGTAGCTGGCTTCACGCCAAGACCCTTGATCGGATCTTCCTGCAACGCCGGATCCAGTGACAGCACGATATGCGACGGGTCAATGCCACTTTCTGACGCATATTTGGAATAGAAATCGTTGACGCGCTGTTGCTGCTTCGCTGACCCGCCGTATTGCAGCCACGCTTGTTGAACGAAATCCGCAATCTGTTGTTTCGCCACAGGCGACCCGGATCCAAACATGGCATTGAAGCGCGTCACCATCTGCTGCGGGAGATTCTGCGCAGTCAACACGTAGCCTGCCTCGGTTTTCTGAACCGAGGATGTCGGGTCCACCAACTTCATGTAGGTGAAAATCAGCGTCAGGCCTGCCGCTGGCGACATATCCTTGTCAGCCTTTGTCAGTTCCGGCACGGCTGACGAGATCAGTGTGCGATAGGCCAGTTGCTTGTCGTTGAAATCTTTCGAGTCATTCTGATACCGCGTCAGCATCTGATTGGCGACCGAGGCCGTCTCCTGATCAGGAATCCCCGCCGCAATCATGGCCTTGCGATTCGCCAAGTTGGCCTGATTTTTCGCCATGGTGTCGGCGTACGTCGCCCGCGCCAACGCCGCAATGTGATCGGGTGTGGTCTTGGCCTCGATCTCAGCGTTGGTGGTCGCCGACTGTACCTCGCCCGCCTGCTTCGCTTTTTCAGGGCCGAGCACCTGCAGATTCTGCAGCTCGTTCTCGGTGGCCTGCCACGCGTTCTCGTTCGTGGCTTCGTCGGTTCCGGCCTTGGTCGCGTATGCCTCGGCACGCTTGGCGCGGGCATCGAGCGCCAGCTTGTCTTCCTGCCCCTGCCGGATCTGCGTGCCTTGCTCGGTCACACCGCGCTGCAGATCCTCGATCACGGGATTGTTGTGGGCGAACCGCGCTTTCAGTTCCGGCAGCAACGTCTCGGCCGGTGCGATGTTCGGCGTGATCGGCGGTGCGTACGGTGCCTGCCCCATCTCGCGCGTCAGCCCGACCTGCGGCGGCGGCGCGGGCATCTCAGACGGACGCACATCCAGCGGTTCGCTCGATGGCATGGTCGGCGGCATCTGCGTCGTGTTGATGCCTGCGGCAGCCGCCACACGCGATACGTCGGGCAGATCAGCGGCGCTCTTCACGTTGCCGATCTGGCGCTGCAGTTCCGCCGCAATCGTCGGATCGCTCGGCCGCATCCCTTCAATCACCGGGCGCAGGTTCGCCAGGAATGGATTACTGCTCGCCGCCTGAATCAGCGCCTTGGCCTTCGTCGGGTCGGCCGCGATCTTCTCGGAGATCCCGGCCAGTGCGTTCATCTGCAGCTTCTGCATCTCCCAGGCGCGCTGTTCCGCCTGATCCTGCTCACGCTCCCGCCGCTTGATGCGTGTCGCCGCCAGCAGTTGCAGCGTGTCGCCCGCGCCGCCCAGGAGTCCGCCGTACAGGCCCGCCCGTCGAATCGGCATACCCTTACCCTCGCTGCCGCAGCATCTGCTGGATCAACGCACTCACATCCGGCCCGCTATTCCCGGCAATCGCGGGTACGCCCAGCCCGCCACCTAGCAAGCCCCCGGCTTTGCCAAGGAGATTCGAGGACGGCAGCGACGGCGCCCCCGTCAGCGACTTCCGCACAATCGAGGCCGGTGGCGTGTAGCCCGGCGACGACGTGTACGGGGCACCCGGCGACCCGGCAATCGGCGTCGGGTCGGTCGGCATTGCAGGCGCACTCGTCGCTTCTGGCGGCGGTGTCGGCGCGGTCAGGTCCGGTGACAGCGATGGATCCATCGGCTGCGGTACCCACGGCTCTTTCGAGGCCGGTGGCGGCGCGGTGTAGGACGGCATCGACGCCTGCGCGCCCTCACCGGGCAGCCCTTCGCGGGGCACCCCGCCCGGCGCAGTCGGCATCGTGGATTGATCGGTGTAGCGATCCCGTGGCGTTTCGCGATTGCCGTAGCCAGGGTCATAGGTACCGTCACCCGTTGCGGTGCCGGTGCCCGCGTCCAGACGGTTGACATCCTCGGGCTGCGTGGGATCGGAGATCGCCGAGCCGAGCGGTGGCGTCAGGTCGGTGACGAACGTATCGCCCTTCGAGGTCTGCTCCCCCTCCACCGGACTCGCGACCGCTGTCCCGCGTCGAATGATTGCCATGATCGGAGTCCTTTTCTAGATGAAGCCGCCCGCCGAGATGTTCGCGGCCTTCAGCCACTCATCCAGCAACTGAATGTACTGATCGGTGTTGCCGTGCTGCATGTCGTAGCGCAGCTTGTCGGCATCGAGCCCGTACTGGGCGATGAACTGTTGCCACAGGCGATTCTGGTCAAGGTTCTTGAGCGCGATGTCGGCCAGCGCACTCTGCCGCTGCGTGCCACCCGTGAGTGTGGCGAGCAGGGATTGCTGCCGTGCCTGGGCCAGTTGATCGGCCACGCCGACACGCTCCGCAAGGCTCTTCTGGAAGTCGGCCCCGCCGCCAATCGATCCCATCAGTGCCTGCTGCTTTTGCATGTTCAACTGATCGAGCGCCGTCAACCGATCAGAGATTGCACCCGTGTACGACGGTGCCAGCCCTTCCTCGATGCGCTGCATGGACGCCACATCCTGGCCCTGTTCATGGCCCGGCTCGCTCAGCAGCCCACGATTCGCCAGCTCGCCCCGCGCGTTGTTCAACTGCGTGCGCCGCGCGATCTCGTACGGCATCCGCGCCCCCTCGTAGTACGGCACGAGGTTGACCGGATCGCGGAGCTGCTGCTGCTGGTACGCAATCAGGTCCGCGTACGCCTGCTGAATTCGCTGGGACTCCGGGTCGGTGCCGCTCAGCAGCGGATTGGTGGGATCGTTCAAGTGATCCTGCTGGTACTTGATCAGGTTGCCGTAGGCATCGGTCAGTTGTTGCGAGAACGGATCCTGCCCCACTTGCTGCACGGCACTCGGGTCGAACACGCCAGGCCCACCCGGTGGGCCGTAGCTCTGGTTCGCCAGCGCCACTTTCTGATCGGCCGTCAAGCCAGTCTGCGCCCCACCCTTCGCCATCTGTTCCTTGATCGACGCCATGATGTCGCTGAGCGCCCCGGCTGCCGCCCCACCACCAGCCCCAGCTCCCGCACCGGAGGTGCCGTTGCCATTGCCCGGCACCAGCCACTGCAGCCCGTTGGTCTCACCGTTGATGACATCGATGGGGCCGTAGTTCTCGCCAAAGTCGATCAGATCCTCGCCCTTCACCGTGGCGTGCCCGCCGTACTGCTGGTTGTAATAATCCACCAGTCCTTGCAGGTTGCCGCGTTGCAGCCCGCCGCTGTACTGCTGTGCCGCGCGCCCAAAGTCGTACTTGGTATCGCTGACGGTCGGATCATTGAGCTTGCCGACATCCCAGCCCGCGGCCGGATCGTACGGCGTCGTGCGCGCTGGCGTGGGTGTCGGCGTAGGTGTCGGCGTTGGAGTGGGCGTTGGTGTCGGTGTCGGAGTGGGTGTCGGTGTCGGTGTAGGGACCGGCACTGGCACAGGCGGAATCGGATCGCGCCCGCCAGGATCGCCATACGAGGTCGCCGTGGGATCCGTTGTCGTGTAGTCCTGCGTCGAGTCGAGCAGGGGTTTCCGCACCACGCCAGCCATCAGCGTTTCCCTCCGAGCATCGACAGCGACGAATACAGGTGATCGAGTTCGTCAGAAGTCGCGGGCTGTGACGACAACGGGTGCGTGCCGAGCGGCGGCGTCAGATTCCGGCGCACGCCAATCGGCATCGGCAGCCCGCCGCCGGTAAATGTCGGCAGACTCTGTGGCCCTGGCCCCGTCAATTCCGGTGGTTGCGATTGCAGATCATTCAGCGTGTGCGCTTCGCTGCCGATCGCCTTCGTCGCGCCGGACAGGATGTCCACCGGATCGGCTGTCGTCCCACGGAACGATTGCCGCTTCTGCGGCCCGGCCTGTGTGGCCGCCCACGCATTCAGCGCACTCCCGATGCCCCCCAGTGCCAGCGAGGTCCAATCAATGCCCTGATTCTGACTGTTGCCGCTGAGCAGACGCCGCAGGATTTCCTCGGTCGTGCCGCCACCACCTGTCCCGCCACCACCACCACCAGTGCCGCCCCCACCGCCGCCACCGCTGCCGCTCGGCACGTCTGCCCCTGGCTCGTAGCCAGCCGCATTCGATGACGCAGCATCCACGATGGCCGGGGTCACGCCCGCTGCTGCCGGGCCACCGACCGCTGCCGCCGTAGGCGCACTTGAAGTCGCCGCAGGTACCGCACCTGGGGCGGCACCGGCACCAGACGCAATCACGCCTGCCGCGCCACCACCGATCACCGACACCGGCAGCAGCCAATCAGCGTTCCGCTGAAAGAAGTTGTCGCGTTGCAGGGAGTACTGGCCGGTCTGCGGATCCTGTACGACCTTGTAATCGTTCGCATCCGGAAAATCGATCCCGAATTGCTTGTAGATTTGTGGCGTCGGTTTGTACGCGACCTCACCTGGCTTCAGTGGATGCGAGCCGCGCATCCCCTGAATATTCCCGTAGTTCAGCCGGTTGGCCTCGATCGCTGGCGCAATCGCAGGATTGGCATTCAGTTGCTGCGTGATCCGCGCGAGTTCTGCGTCTGAGAGAGCCGCCATGACCTACGCCCCTTCAATCTGATGCAGTGATGACATGCCGCGTCGTCCCCAGGCTATCCGCCGACACTGACACTTCCTGCCGCCACCGACTATTGAGATACCGCAGCCGCGCACACTGGCCGGTCGGAATCGGCACGTCGGCATCGAGGTTCGTATCCAGGCGATTCGTCGCATCTGACAATGCCGATTCGTGCTTCAACGTGATGGTACCGGTCCCGAGGTTGTGAATCGTGCGCCCCATGCCCTGCAGCCCGTTGCGAATGCCCGTCAAGTTGAAACTGGTGCTGCCGACAAACACGATGATCGGCGATCCCTCGGTGTCGTAGTTGTGCTGATCGGTCGTCGGCGCATCGCTCTTGGTTTTCTTCAGATCCTCTTCTTGCGCCGCCCGCACGCCACGTCGTCGCTCCGCGCCTTCACCATTCGCGACGAACCACAGGAGCTGCACCGCATCACGCGTCGAGGGACCGCTTTCCTTCTTGATGCGATCGAAGTCGGGGCTTTCTATGCTCAGGTTCTCAGCCATTTAACAATTTAGGTGAATATTTGCTATAATGGATGGTATGCCTGCTAAGAGTCATCTCGAAGGACAGCGGTTCGGTCGGCTTCTGGTCATTCAGCGCAGCGCAATCAACGCCGAGTGGATCTGTCAGTGCAAGTGCGGAATCATTAAATCGATCCCTACCCACAACTTGTTGGGTGGCACCACGCAAAGTTGTGGCTGCCTTCAGCGCGAACGCGCCAGCGCCGCGAATAAGACGCACGGTAAATCGCGGACGCCTGAATACAACACATGGAGCCTCGTGATCGGCCGCTGCGAGAATCCGCACAACGCATGTTTCTCGTACTACGGTGGGCGCGGCATCAAAATGTGTCGCCGCTGGCGTCATTCGTTCGAGACGTTCCTGGCCGACATGGGACCGCGACCATCGAGCGTGCATACGTTGGATCGCATCAACAACGATGGTGATTACGAGCCGCAGAATTGCCGCTGGGCGACTCGCACGCAACAATCGCGCAATCAACGCAACAACCACCTGATCGAATTCAAAGGACGCCTCGCACCAGTCGCTGAACTGGCCGCTGAGCAGGGGCTGTCGCCCGATCTGGTGTACGACCGGCTGAAAGCGAAGTGGAGCGCGCACAAGGCGCTCACGACACCGCCGCGACCGTTGCATCGACGCGCGTAACATCACGCCGCTCCCTGCATCCGGCGCTGCAGGCCCGTGAGCTGGTTTTCAGCCACCGATATTTCTCCGCACGGAACCTGACGCCATCGCTTCGTTCAGATCCGACTGCAGCACCTTGCCCTGGTTTTGCTTCGCCTTGTAGCGCAGTCCCTCGATGAACGGCAGCGCGACCCCGAGCTTTTTCAGAATATCGATCTTGCTGTCATCGAATACCGTCCAGTTATAAGTGCCCTTCCCTGCGCCACGCGAGAACTGATCAAGGTACTTGACGCCAGGCACGCCAGCCTGATTCAGCAGGCGTTCCATGCCTCCCGTGGGAAGGTCATCGAAATTGGCGACGAGATCCCTCGGGTCAGTGCCACGGGCCACAAACTGATCGCCCGTACCGGCACCATACCGATCATCCAGCACACGCCGCACGCGATTCAGGACTTCAGGCGGATGATCAGCCAGTGGCTTGTCCCAATCAAGAAAATGCTCAGGGTCAGCTTTGATCGCGACTTCGTACATCTTGCCGGTCTGCGCCGTGCCTAGTTCCTTCCCGAAGTTCTCCGTCACCGTTCGGCGCAACGCCGCCGCATCATAGCCAGCCGCACGGCTTTGCTGGTCGGCCATTTTCAGTGCATCATCCAAACTGGTGGAGTGCTCCGAGAGAATGTCATACGCCACTGGTTCGTAGCCTGCCGTCGCAGGTTTGCCATTGAACGAGGGCACCACATCACCGAGCGCCTGCTTGTACTCTTCGGCCACGGCCGGATTCTCTGCGAAATACAGCCCGTGTCCGTACGATTGCGCGCCCTCTCCGGTACCAATGTGCGCGGTCGAGAACTTCTCGAAATTGTGCGGTGAGCCGTGGTACGCCTTGATGAAGTTGTTCACCTTCTCGGCAATCGCCTGTGTCGTCGGTGAGTTCTTCACCCGCTCCGCCATCTTCTGCACGGTCGGCGACAGCTCGGTCTCGGCCGCCATCATCGGATTGACCATGCCAATCGCATCCGCGCCGGGATCGCCACCAAACGGCAGCCACTGCGCGAGCGCACGAATCGCTTTCTGCGTGTCCGAGTCGAGCACGCTCGCCTTGGTCGGGTCCACATAGTCGCTGATCGGATTGGAACCGGTGACGCGTACCGGCACGTCACGCCGCTCCCTGCATCCGGCGCTGCAGCCCCGTGAGTTGCTGGTACGCGAGATTCATCGCTTCGAGCGACCACGATCCGGCCTGCGCGTTGTCAAAGATGCGGATCCGCATCCCGGTGTCGTGCAGATAGCGCCCCGCCGAGTTCACCAGCCGTGCCCGCGCGTTGGTCGATGATTGCGCCGCTGCGACGAGGTCACTATCGGCACTGACGATGGCATCACCGTCTGCCGAGACCAGCGTCACCGCTGCCGGGGCGATCCGCGTGCTGCCGAAGCCTGCCGCGTTGTCTGGGGTGTTGCCGGGCAACCATTCCACCGTCAGCGTGACGTTCTGGTCGGTCTCGAACAGGAAATCACACCACCGCCACCGCTTTTGATGGCTCATCGCCGGTTGCGCCTGCTCAGTGACGCCGTAGAGCGTTTTCGTCATCCACTGCGCGCGGAAATTGGCGCCGTTCGCCGAATTGCCGACCCACAACTGATACACGTAGCCGCCCGTCGAGATTGTGGCCTCGCCTGCCAGCAACACCGAGGCTTGGGTCGGGGAATCCGCCTCGCACGCCGCTGACATCGAGCCCCACAGCGGTCGTTCGTACCAGACACCCCAGCGGTAATTCCAGACCACCGCCGTGGTCGGTTCCAGGCTCGCACCCGTGGCAATAAACCACGCAATCTCGCCCCGCGTGATGTCCTGCAGCGCATGAGACTTCCGCCGTGCCGCATAACTCAGCGTCCCGAGTGTCGTTTTCATCGGGTGGCTGATGATCACGTCGTTCTCGCCGTCGAACAGCCGAATGTCCTTGAGTGGCGTCAGGTACGCACACGTCACCGCGTTCGTGACCTGCGCTTTGCCGTTCTGGTCGGTGTATTTGCTGCCTGCAGGCACGCGCGCCGCCGCCCGGCTCGTCACCCACCCGGTTTGAGCATTGGTGCGGGTGCGCGTCCAGTCGATCACGTTGCCAATCACCTGTCCGGTGCCGCCGACCGTCCATAGTGCCCGCTCAGTGCCGACCACGATCTGCCCCTCGAAGTTGCCGAGCGCCCCGGTGCATTCATCGCCCACCGTTTCGGCATCCGAGAAGTCGAGGTAATTCGCGGTCGTCAGCACCGACTCCGGTTGGCCGGGATCAGAAAACCAGCCGCGCGTCGGGAACGCATCGGTTTTGAAGTACCACATCCGCTGCTTATGCGGCTCGCAGAAGTAGGCGGTGGGCGGCGGATCGCCGTGCTCTTCGAGAATGCGGTTTTCGAGGATCGTCAGATCGGCGTTATTGTCCTGATAGACGCTGCTCACGGTGCGCCCATCAATGTAATCGACAAAGTAGTACACATCGCCCGTGCCGGTCGTGCGGTACAGCTCGTAGCCGGTCACTGACGTATTCGGGTCCGTGGCCCACGAACAATTCAGTTTGGCATCCTGTGCGGTCACGGCGTTACTCGCGACCGATCCGGCTTGCCGGATGCCTCCCGAGATGGACAGTACCTTGTAGTGATAGGTGCCGAGCAGGAGTCCACCAATACCAGACCCGTATGCCGATGGCGTCGGGCTCTGCGTAGCGCCTGCCAACCCCAGGGTGATATTTTTCAACTTATAGGGCGCACTCTTCCCGGTCGTAATATAGAGGTCGTCACCAAACTGCGCGAAATCCGCAATCGCCCCGACTAAGGTTCCCCCAACAGCACCGAGCACGGTCCATGTCACACCGAGATCGTTGGAATAGCGCAGCGACCACTCGCTAAACCCGTCATCAAACACACCAATCAGCCGCCGCGTGATCGAGCCACCAGCCGTCTGCTTGTAGTGAAAGAGATTCCGGATCCGAGACGGCTGACCACCTGTCCCCAGCACTGGCGTCAGGTTCTGTTGCACGTAGCCGTTGACACGCTTCGCGCGGCCGTACTTGTCGATGTAGAGATTCATCGTGCCGCCGGACGAGAAGATGTCCGGCAAGGCGATTGAATGTATGCCTTCCTGTTGGCCTAAGGAAGGCGTCAAATAATTGAATTTGCAAGGGAGTTCCGACTGCTGCCGGTGTCGTGTTAGGACTCATCCCGCCGCCTCTCCTTTCTTTGATGCGCGATACGCCGCGTGCTGCGCGCGGTATCGCTCGTGGTTCAACCAATAGCGAGCGCGATTGCTCGCCAGTACCTTGTCTTTATTCCTCTCGTACCACGCCTTGGCATGACACGTCTGGCAGAGCCCACGGCCATAGGAGGGACGGTCCCGATGCTCACAATGTACCGCGTTGCGATATCGCGGCTTCATCGCGCGCCATTTCGCGAGCAATTCGCGGATCCGGCCTCGCCGCCGCGTACCCATCAGCGAGTAAATCGTCATCATCCAGCCCGCTGCCTTGTTGCCGCAGAGCGTCCAGCGGTAGCACGGCTTATGGTTGCGAGTCTCATGGTTGTTGTTCCGATTTACAGATGTTGCGCCAACAAGACGAGCCGCCGCGTCCACAACATCGCGATCGGTCATATTCAATTCGACCGCGATACCGCCGCCTGACATCGTGAACGCTCCTTCCCCTTCCAGCAAGCCCGCCAGCCACGCAATGTCGCGCATGGAGAGCTGGACCTGCAGAGCAGTCCCCACCGCACCGGCTGCAGCTTGAGGCGCCATTACACAGCTACCATTTCATGCCGCACATATCTGCTCCCGTGCTTACGCAAGGGGAATTGACAACGTACCAGCCACAACAGACCCACCGATCGGCCAGTAGGCGGTCGCGGAATCGCGATACAGATTGATGACGGTGGACCCAGGCGTGGTTTGCGCCAAGCCAGCACCGACCACTGCTAGATAGAACGGCGTCGCACTGTACCCAAGCGCAGAGGAGACATAGCCAGCCGGTAACTGTAGAGTGACGTTATTCACATTTCCTGTGATCGTGAGAGATATATAGAACTGAATGATCAGCAGTTTGCCCTGCACGAGATACGTGGTGCCGTTATTTGTGTTTAACGCTGCCGTCCCGCCCCCGGCGGCACCAATGACTGGCGTGAATCCGACCCAGACAGGGAGCTTCGCGTACTGGGCACCGTCTAACCCATCCAACTTGTCGGCGTCGAGGTTGTCCACCTTCGCCGCCCCGGTGTTTACCGCGAACGGCGACCCCGTTCCACGATTGAATGACTGCAGGCCCGTGATGGTTTGATCGGCTTCCGCAAGGACCGCCGTCTTGCCGCTCAGGTTCGCACTAGTGTTTGCTAACGAGACTACAGCCATGACGTGTTCGTCCTCATGTCACATGCACCCGTGAATAGGTCAGCGTCTGCGGCCGGTCGCGGCGGAAGCCCTTCATCGCCGCGACAACCGGCGTGAACAGCTCGTCGGCCACGCCCTTCAGTTGTTCGGCGCTATCATCGAGGCCGACGCGAATCAGCCGCGCCGCTAAGGTCGAGAGCGGCGTCAGCGCGATGTCGGGATACGCAAACGTGCTGCTGGCCGTGATGTCGGGCTGTGCCTGCAGGCCGTACCACCGCAGCGTGTAGACCGCATCCGGTACCGGACTCCAGTAGAACAACCGGCCATTCGTCCACGCTTCGAGCGGCTTGCCATACGCCACGTTCGCCATCGACCACGGCCAGTCGCTGCTGGTGCCTTGTCCGCCTGCCATCTGCGACAGATCCACCGGCACGTTCGGGCGCCCGGCACTATCGAGCCGCCACAGCGCATCGATCCGCAACAGGTCGAGTGGGTAGGGCGTCGTCTCACTCTGCGGCGTCGTGACCACCGTCCCGGCACTGTCACCGAACGTCTGCGGATGCAGGGCCAGCACACTCTCCAGATAGTCCTGCGCCATGTTCAGCGCGGTGAGTCCCTTCACCACGCCGTCCTCACCCGGCTGCACCTGCAGCTCGGGATGCAGTAGCTCCAGGCGATCCAACAGGTTTTGTCCCGTACTCACAGTCAGACCACCGAGTAGGTCAGCCAGCCACCGACCGCGACCGCTGTGCCGAGCGAGAGATTCAGGAGTGCACCCGCTGCCGTCTCGAAGTGGCCTTCGGGATCGAAGCCCGGCGCAAAGCCGGTGTTGGCGGCGAGCGCGACCGCACCGGTCAGGTTCGTGCCCCCTGCGCCGCTCTGAAACTGTGCCGTCACCGCCGCGCTGCCCACGAGCACGACGTTATGCACGCGGATCTTCTTGCCCGCGACAGCGGCCACGAGCGTGTTGTTGCCCGCCGAGGCCGCGATGATGGCCGCGCGCAGCACGTTCTGCGTCGAACCGGTATCGTGATAGCTCGCCATTAGCCCCCCGCGTGATGCTGCGAAAACTTCGAGCCGTTCGAGGAACCGTAGCCGACCGAAATCTGACAGTGCCGGTAGTGATCGCGGGCAATCTGCCCGACGTACTCACCACGCTGCCGCTGCGCGGCGTCCTGATCGCGCCGCACTTCATCCTGAATGCGATCGAAGTAGTGGCGCGCGTTGCCCCACTTGCGTGGGGAGCGGTCGTAGATCGTCGCCAGCACCCGCGAATCGAGCGGCAGGTAGTCGCCATTCGGATAGCGCACCGGGAACAGCATCTGCCAGCCCGCACAGATCCAGTGCGTGATGCGTGGATTCCGCACCCACACACACCACCGCTCGTGCACGGGATGCCACACCACGTCCAACTGCGGATCGATGGCGTGCACCTCGGCGCGAAACGGCGACGGGGCGTAGCGTGCATCGGCCCGCCCCGGATGGAAGTAGCTCCAGCTCGTTTCCGGCCCGAGTGCCTTGGGCTTGGTGATCGGCGTCGTCACCGTGCCGACATCGCCGACCTGCAGCCGCCCGCCCGTGATGCCGGGATTCGGATCGCTGCCGGGCGGTCCCTGGACAATCACCGGCCGAACACCTTCAGATGCAGATCACGATGCGCCTCGATGTGTTCCTTCGCACTGAGCAGATGTTTCGCCATCCGGCTCTGCGCGCCGTTCCGCGACGATTGCGAATCGTTCTGATACTTCTCCGTCACCTGACAGACCGGGCAGCGGATCCAGCCCTCGGTGTCATTGGTGATGAGTTCGGTGTACGCCACCGTCTGCTTCACCCAGCGCGGCAGATCAATCGGCGACTCCGGACCACCACGCAGTTGCAGCGCCAGCCGTTGCCGGTCGCCATGCTCATCGAAGTAGGTCCGCACATGGCCGCTGTCCGAGCCGGTCGAGCCCAGCGACGGATTGCCGCGTGAGTCCCAGCCCGCCATCGTCGGGAAGGTCGGGAAGCGCGCCCCGCCACGCGCTTTCATCCGCGTCCATTCGGCGTGCTGATCGCAATAGAGCTGGCAGCGCGCCTTGACCGCCATCAGGCCGACCCACGGAATGTGATCGTGCTTCTGCACTTCATCAAGCGCATACAGCGCCTCGATCACCGGCATCACCGCGCGGGAGTTGACGCCCGGTGGCATTGCCACCCGCGCGACCACGGCGGGCGGCTTGCCGCCGTGGTCGATGATGAATTGGTTCTCGTCCAGTGACAGCGCGACCGGATCGAAGATGTCCTCAGCAATCGCCTGCATACGTCCCTCGTGTTAGATCGCCACCGCCACCGGGCTCGCCGAGACGAACGCGCCCTCGTCGATGGGCTGATACCGGAGATCCCACCGCATCGCACCCGCGACGTTGGCGCCGGTCGTCATGTAGATTTCGCCTTGCGGGGCAATCCAAAACCCGTTGGCGCCAAGGAACGCCGCGCCCCCATTGCTCTTGACCAGCGCCGTGCCGTCGCCCTTCGCCACCACCATGCCGCCGACTTCGAGCGAGGTCAGCACCGCCGTGGTGGCAATATCGACAGCCGTGCCCACGGGCGCCGGGCCGGGGCCAAGCTGCTTGCTCGTGAGCTTCGCGACTGGATCCGCCGCGCCAATCAGCGTCGTGACGGTGCCGATAATCAGTTCGATCAGCACCTTGCCACCGTTGACGCGAAACAGAATGTCGGTCGTGGTCTGCGGCAGCAGTTGCGGCGGACGCGAGACCTTGATCCAGCCGAGATTGGGCGCGCCAGGGCGCGGTTTGTTGACGTTTTTCGCGACGAAAGCCATGTGTCACTCCCTTGCCCCGTTGACCCACAGTGGGGCTCCTGTGCAGTGATGGCTGATCAGGCGACTTCCCCAGCGCCTGACCAGCCCCCACCGTTGCGCGCAATTTTCAGGACTCTGCGATGTCGCTCACCCGAACCCCTGCCGCTGGGTTGTCGGTGATGAACTGGCCCTGCCAATACATCAGGACTTCGTACGTCGCGTTGACGGTGTCCTTGAAGAACGGCTTGTCGGGGAAAATCTTCGAGATCGGCATCGGCAGTTCGTTCTCGCCGTGGCCGATGTAGAAGTGGCTGCGGTCGAGGCCGATGATGGTGTTGCCCTCGAAGAACGCATCGGCGTGCCACGGCACTCCGGAGAAGTCGTAGATCGACTTGCCGGTGCCGTCCGGTCCCGCACTCATGCTGTTGGACTCCGACCGGCCGACGCCGCCGCTGAGACCGACCGTGCGGCCCAGCGCGTAGTACGACTCGTTGCGGAGAATTTCGTGGTAGCGCCGCATGATCGGCAGGTTCGACCACCACTCACTGAGCGTGGCGCCGCCTTTCTCGCGCACGCCATCCTCCGCCTGCAGCATCAGATCCTCGGTCAGCACGCGGTTGGTGCCGCCATTCGCCAGCACCATCGACTTCCAGTACGAGTTGCCCGCGACCGTGCGATCGATGTTGCCGACGTTGCCGACCACCGCTGGCGGATTCACGTCCGAGACGAGGCCCAGGATGCCGTTCAGGTGACGGCTGGTGCCGGTGACCGACACGTCGCAGGTGCCCGCAATCGTCAGGTAGTCGCCTGCGGCGGTGCCTGCGGAGTTCGCACCGATGGTGACGTTGCGGGTCGCCGGATCCACGTCCTGCACGGTAGCGGCCGCGCCGCCCGCCAAGATGGTGTCGTTGTCGGTGTCGTCCATGAAATCGACCACCATGCCCGGCTCGCAGCGGGGCAGGTAGCGCGACTGCAACGGATCGAGGTTGTCCGCCGCGCCGAGCGTGATCAGCTCGCCGCGCCCGGTGCCCAGCAGGTCCGCATTCACGAGCCGGAAAATCCGGTTCGAGATCGAGCGGTCCATCAGCTTGACGACGTTCTCGAACGCCGCTTCCGAGCGCGTGGCGTCCTGAATCAGTTTCCACGTGATGTCGTAGATGCCGACGAATTCCTTCAGCGCCCATGACGCCTCGGCGGAATCCGGGGGGGTGGGTGTCGGCAGCGCGCCGCCTTGCGCGATCCCTTTCCACGTGCCCGCGTTGCGGGTCAGGATGGGCGTCAGCCACTGGCCGCGTCCATCGAGGCGGACCTGCTTCCGCTTCATCGAGTTGAAGAAGGTGCGTTCGAGATTGAAGAGATACAGGACGCGATCGGTGTCCGCGTAGGTGTAGCGGAGCGTTTCGATCAGGTCGGTTGTGGCGGTTGCAGCCATGAGGATCCTCAGTGCTGCGGCGTCCGACACGAAAGACGAAGGTGTTAGGTGCCGCCCGACTGCAGCCCTTGCCACAGGCGTGAGGCCAGCACGTCCGCCGGTTCGCCGCCCTTCACTTCACGGGCCTGACGAAACGCGCGGGGCGGGCTGCCGGGAGGCGCAGGGCGAGACGCGGCCTGAGCACGCTGACGATCAATCGCCCGCAGTGCCTGCTGCAGTCCCTGCCAGCGGCTGCTGACCATCGCCTGAAAGGCGCCCGGCTCACTTTCCCACCCGGTATACGAGTGGTAGATGTCCTGCAGCATTTCATGGACGATCGGGTCGTTCGGCAGTTGGAGTTGCTGACGGGTTTGCGTAAACAAGTTCCCCAGTTCCGCCTGCTGCGACTTTCCGTTGAAGCCGGAAATGTGCTGCTGCAGTTGCTGGTTCTGCTGATGGAGCAGCCGGATGGCCTGTTGCGTTTGCGAGAGTTGCTGCGCGACTTCGCGCACAATCCCCGCGACCACCTTGCCCTCAACATAGGGCGCTTTTTCAAGCTGCCCAATGAACTCGTTCGCTTGCCCCTGGCCCGCCTGCGCCTGTTGCTGGGCGCGGGCGCGCTGCTCGTACTCGCTCTGCAGTCGCTGCTGGGTCTGCTGTTGCCACGCCTGCCGTTCGGCGGCATCGCGCTGCCGCATCCGGGTCAGTTCGTCTTTCGGTACGTAGCCGCTTTGAAATTTGTCCCAGGTAACGGGCTCTTTGCCACCGGGCGGAATAAACGCACTGGTCGGGGTCAGCGCAATCGGGGCCGGTGCGGCACTCCCGGTGCCGCCCACTGGTCCTGAGATGCCGCCGCCGCCGCTGGGTGCGCCACCGCTTGGAGCGCCTGAGCCCTGTGAGTCGTCCGGCATGGCTGCCTCGCTTTTCGAGTGGACCGCTGAGGCTCGACCACCGGTTCATCGCGGGACATCCGCGAGCCGGTGCGCTCATTCAGGATCCGTGTTCGCAGTGAGACGCGTGCCGACACGCCTCACCGTTCAGGAGATGGTCACGAGTGAAACACGCCAAACTGTTTTTAGTCACGACTCGTTCTCGGCCTCGTCCTCGGCGGCGTCCCACATCTCAAGCTCAACCGTCCGTTTCAGCTCCAGTTTTCGGCGTTCCACACGCTCGACCGACCGCTTGAGCCGCATCCGAATCCGGTTCACCTGCACGTAAAACACAAAGCCGAGATCGCGCACTTCAGGCCGATGCGCGTAGGCATTCGCCCACTGCAGCGGATTCCGCCCGCGCTGCGTCGGGTCGGTCAGTGGCGGCTTCACATCGGCCTCCCCCCACCTTGCGGCGGCACGGGTGCCTGCGGTCCCTGCGGCTGCGGGGGACGTTGGGGCTGCTGCTGGGCCGCTTGTGACTGGGCCTGACTCTGGACGTACTGCGCCGTGGTCGGGCGCTGCTGCATCTGCGCCTGCATCTGCGCGAACACGCTTTTGACCGTCTCGGACGCGGCTTGCGCCGCCGCCTGCTGCGTGGCCTGCGCCACGGCGTTCTGCACCGACTGCTGCTGTTGCGCGGCGGCTTGTTGCTGCGCCTGCTGCTGCAGGAACTGCGAATGCTGCTCCCACCGCTGCTGAAACAGTTGCTGTACCTGCGGCGAGGCTTCGAGGAATTCGGTGGTGGTCATCGCCGCTTCGAGTTCGTCCATCATCGCGCCGTGCTGGTAGAACGGGAGGACGGGCGGGATGGGCTCCGCTTTCCAGAGCCGCGCAATCAGCTCCAACGCCAATTTGCGATCCTGGGCTTCGTGCCCTTCCCGCGCAGCGTCCCCAAACTGGAGATCGGCCGCGACCTTGCTCTTGTCAATCTGCCCGGTGCGCTCATCAACGTAGAGAATTCGCAGCGAGCTATCCAGGCGTTCCCGTACCCGCGACTCGCGGAGCGCACGGAACTCGGGCAGGAGCGAGCCGCGATCGACCGTGACGGTGTAGTTGGTCCCGCTCCGCAGGATCGGGTCGGCGTGGAACTCGAACACTTCATCGCGCTGGCTTTTGTCGGTGTAGTGCAGCGTCCGCGCAGGCGGGTAGTACTGCTTGACGCGATTGAGCCGCATTTGCTTGACCCGCGCCATCCGCTCGCCGAGATGCTGGTACAGCGGCGCCCACTCGGTATCCAAGATTTCCTGCAGCAGCGGCACGGCCTGCGGCCCGCGCATCTGGGAGTACGGTTGATCCTGAAACAGATCGCCGCCACCACTGAGGTCGTTCAGCAGCTTGATCACCAGATCGATCGATTGCATGTGCGACACCGGCATCTGCTTGCCCGGTGCGGGCAGCACCATCGGCTGGCCTTGGTCATTAAGCCCGTTTTCGATCACGCCGGGCTCGTCGGTCGGAATATCCGAGGCTTTGAGCGACGGGCCGAGCAGCGTGGGCTGATACGCCGACGAATTGCTGAACTCCCCAAGCTGTGACACGCGCTTGTTGAGAAACCGCGACGGCGCGATCAGGTCGGTGCAGTAATCCTTCGTCCAGAACGAGGTCGTGACCGGCGTCCAGTGAAAACTGACGATTGGGATCTCGTCGTACGGGTTATCGCCGTCCTTCAGCACCTTTTTGTCGGCGACAAAGCAGGTGTAGCGCCCGTGGGGCCGTTTGGTGCTCGATGGCTGATAGCGGTGCAGCACCACGTTCATCGGCGGGTCGTCTTTTTCGGCGCTGCCGGTCAGGAGCGGCACCAGATCGTCCAGCACGCACCCGGCGAGGCTGGTGTCGCCCAGTTGCGTCAAGCGACTCGATAAAATCGAGAGATCGGTGTCGGGATCGAGTCCCTGCAGCGCCTCGGGGCCGAATTCCTCTTCGATCTGGCCGTGGGTCCACGTCTCCGCGATGTAGACCGCCTGATCGGGCGCCATCGACTGCAGATCCTTGACGCTGCGATCGACAAACACCTGCAACGGGCCGTAGACCGACGAGCCGACATCGCCAATGTCCTCGACCAGCTCGTACAGCTCGAAACTTTCCTCGGGGCGCGGCTGCGGCGGCGGCTGGCCGGGCATCGGCGGGCCAGTCGGTGCCTGCTGGCCCTGCACCATCGCGTTTTTCTGCGACTCGGTGATGATCACGTCCTGCTGCTGCAGCGTGGACGCCATCAGATCGCGGAACAGCACTTCCCCGTTCGGGAATTCCGGCGACGGCTCACTGAACTGCGGCATCAGCTCACGCCCAGCGCGCGGTTTCCAGCCAACGTACTCGAACGCCACGCCGCCCTTCCGCATCCAGTCCAACAACTCCCACGACCGTGAGGATTGATCGAGCTTCTGATCGAGCGCGACGATCAGACGGTCGATGATCTCGGCGTGCTCGAACGCTTTGGCGTCCTTGCGGTCGGGCCGCGCCTTGAACTGCGGCGCAATCGAGCACAACCGGCCAATCAGTTTGCGCCCGCGCTGCATCTGCAGGTTGAACACCAGGGAGAGCTTGTTGGCGCCGGGCCGTTTCAGCGTCAGGGTGCGCCCGGCGTAGGTGGCGCCGTGCTCGCCCGCGTCAAAGGCGAGATTGGTGAGCACGCGGGCCTCGACGCCGCCGCTGTTTTTCGCTTTCTGCGCCTGCAGGCGCCGGAAGTCGGCGGTAAACGCGGTCAGGTCGGCGTTTTCACTGGGCATGTTCAATCCGTTCGGCGCTGAATCCCGCGCAGGAGTTCATCAATCGGCACGTTGCGCTCCACGCGTCCACTGTACGGATTGCGTTCACGCTCAAACGCGCGAGCCGCCGCCTCGCCACGTTGCTCAATCGTCTGTTGCTCGTACGGAGTGCCTTGAAATAGTTCGCTCGTATCAATCCGCTGAATCTCGGGATCGTGCAAGTCGCGCACATGCTGCAGTTCGTGCGCGAGCAGCGCCGTTGGCTCAGCGGTGCCATAGAGAATGGAGGTCTCTGGATCGACCGAGATGGTATTCGGATCTGACCGCAGCACCTGCGCCATCGCATCCGAGGCTACGCGTCCAACGCGTGACTTCACACCAACCAAATCTTGTGGATAGTGCGCTTCCAGCTCGTGAAAGGCACGGTCGATATTTGGATAGCCCGTTGACGGACGCATCACATCCTTGTGCGGGGATGGTGGCGGCTCTGGCTCGTTGACGCCAAAAATCTTGTACGGGTCGAACACGCGGCGCTCAGGCATGGCTCACTCACTGGGTTCCTAAATGGGGGTCAACGCCGAGGCTTAGCCTCGACGCCGACTGTGCCAACGCGTTCGATCCGATAGTCAGCGTCAGCATCGACAGCTCGTGGCGCAGCGCCTCGATCTGCAGATCCGTCTGCAGGCGCAGTTGCGCCATCTGGTGATCGTGCAGGAGCTGGATCGCTTGGAGCTGATCGCTCAACAGCCACGTCAGGCACGTATCCATGAGTCGTCGCATACAAGGCTCCGTACTGCGCCGCAATACTTTTGATGGCGACCGCGCACTCGCCGAGCAGCAGGCGATACGGGTTATTCACACCCAGGTCGCGCTGCGCCCGCGCGATGCGCGTCAGCAGCACACTGATCGACTTCTCGGCCATTACTCTTTCGGGAGCATCGGCGTGGACCCGCCGAAGAGCGGTGCCGCTGGCATCCGGCGCTTCAGGCCAGGAAACCGGTTCTTGATGTCCTTGAAGATCGCATCCAGCCCCCCAGCCCCGGCACCCGCACCAAACTGTCCCTTGCCGGGATTCATGGCGGCGCCGATGCTGCCCATCCCGCCCATCTCTTCACCGGGCGGCGGCAGTTGCTTCGGCATCGGCCAGTCGTTCACCGCCCCACCGGCATCGTCGGGATCCGGCATCATCGGATTCTCGCCCGCCTCTTCATCGCCCGGCATCGGCATCGGTCGCTGACTGCCCTCGAACGGCGGCGCACTCGCCCCGGCCTCGCCCATCCCGCCACCGGGCAGCATCGCGCCCGCACTGAAGTCGCCCCCACCGGGCAGGCCCATCGCCGCGCCCATGCCGTACTGCCCGCTGCCGTCTGCCGGTACCGGATCGATCCGCCGCTGGACGCCTTTGCGCGCCATCAGTGCTGCGAGGTCCATTGGATTCATGTCAGTGCCTCAATTAATGCCAAGGTGCGGGTCGCCTTTGTCCTTGCGCGGCCCGGCGTACTCGGCGAGCCACGTACTCGGGCGATAGGTGCTCGTCGCCGTCGTGTGCGGGCGGCGGGCCAGGACGTGTTCCAGCGTGTCGAGCGTGTGATCCTGCTGCTTCAGCCGCCCGAACTTGCCCGCCAGCGATTCCTGCTCGGGCCACTCGGCCTGCTCCAGTTCGTAGGGCAGCACCTGCAGCCACGGGGCGAGGAAGATGCGCTCGTGCTGGAAGTACTCCCGCGCAATCTCGGTGCGCTGCTCCAGACCGGCATCCGCCAGAAACAGCGTCAGGCCGTGGTGCTGCAGCTCGCGCCGGAACTGGGAATTGCGGTCGGCGTACAGCCCGCGCACGCCCCAGCGCGCCATAAAATTCGTGACCGTCGCGGCCCATTCGGGAATCGAGATGTCGAGCCATTCGTGACGGCCACCGACGTAGCGATAATTCGGCGCCTCGAACAGCACGAACGCGGTGCCGACGTGATCGAACGCGACAATCGACGCCGACGTGAACGTGCCGGTGTCGGCGCCGCCAATCACCGTCCACGCACGGGGCACCTGCAGGTTGTCGAGCGTCGGCTCGGCGTCGGGGTTTTTCCAGAGATGCGGATGGGTGCGCGTCGTGAACGTGCGCTGGCCGCGCTGGTAGCTGTAGACCGAGCCGACAAACTCGCCGAGTTGCCCTTCGTAGGCAATCGCGAATTTCTCGCGCGTCATCAGGTGCCGGTCCTGCTGCTTGGCGCTCGCCGAGTAGGTGAACGGATTGATGTCGCGGGCCACGCCGCAGACGCATTGCCACGTCGGGAAGTCGGGATCGTTGTGGCCGCGCTCGTGAAACACCTTCACCCACGGCCGGTCCGGCGTGGTCGCAAAGTAGGCGTAGCCGTCGCGCCGCACCAAGTTTTGTTTGAAGTCGGTGTAGCACTCCAGCCCCGGCAACTGGAAGCACTCACAGTACAAATAGCAATCGTCCTCTTTGCCTTTGAGGCCGTCTTTGCGCTCCCAGCTTCGGGCCTCGTAGCGGGTGCCGTTCGTGAGATCCAGAAACATGCGGCCATCGCGGGGCCGGTTCTGCAGCGAGGTATAGGGCAGGTTCATGCCGCGTTCGGAGCACAACGCTTCGAGCAGCGCCTCGAACTCGGGGACGCAGGTGTCGTACTCGACGCCAATCAGCTTGATGCGGCGATTCGGCACGGCGGCAAACCCCGTGACCCACATCGCCCCACCAGCCGACTTGCCGACCTTGAAGCTCCCAAGATCGGCGATGACGTGGGCACGACCCTGCGGACGCGGGAGCGTGACGCGCCACTCGATCGTCTGGTCGGGCAGCAGCACCGGCTGCCCGTGACCTTCTGTCGTGACGGTGTCGGTGAGAATCAGACCGTCGGCGGCGAGCCACGCCTGCGCCTGATGCACAAACGGGGTGAAGCCCATGCGCTGACAGACGGCCTGCCGGAACGTGGTCAGGGCGAGATCGCGGTCGGCATTCGGGACGAGCCGTGGCCCACTCACCTAGACAAAATCCTTGAGCTGATGTTTCGCCACGAACGCCGCGTACGCGGCGCCATAACTCTCCGGGCAGTAGTCCAGCATCGAGTGGACGCGCACAAACGCGTAGAGCGAAACCCGCGCCGGGATCCACCACGCCAGCGTCCACGCCAGTTCGTTCCAGAGATGCTTGGCGTACAGGCGCGGATGCCGCCACACCGTCAGACGCAGGTCGATCAGCCAGATCGGTTCGCGCATCACGTGCCGTACCGCGCCGAGTCTCGCATCAGGGCGACCCACGGACAGCTCGGGCTGTGGGTGATCCGCGCCCGGCACCACCGGCACGCCGGTTCGTCCTCGCCAAACGGATTGCCGTCCCACTCCAACGTACTAAAGAGGGCGCGGAACCGCTGAATCAACCGCACCAGCGACGGGTCGCCGTGCGCCTGCTTCAACTCGCCGACCTCGGCCGCAATCATGTGCAGCCCGGTCAGAATCACGCGCAGATGCTCGGGCACCAGCGGACAGACATCGCCTCGGAGCGCGGGCGTCTCGTACGCGGTCTCGGTCTCAGGCACAGGGAGATCCGGTGGGCGCACCCGTCCACGGCTGTAGCCAAATTTCGGACGGCCTCTGGTCACACCGCATTACGATCGCGTCTCGACGTGCATGGTGCATTTCAGATTGCTGACGCCGCGCCTCGGAATCAACTGCTGCAGCATCTGGCTGACGACCGGCGTCTCACTCTGCGTGTCGTGCCCAATCCCGTGGGCGCGCCACACCGGGCACGTGTCCGCCACCTGATGCCAGCAGGTCGCACACCACACCGACTGATACGCGGCCTGCTCCTCAGCCGTGGCGAAGTAGCCCATTACCGTGCCGAGCGTGCCGCCGTAAACGCAAACGTCAGCGCATTGCTCGTCACGCCGTTCTGCCGCACCACCACCGGAATCGCCGGGTCCGCCCCGAGCCACACCGTCATGTCCACACCCGTCGTGACCTCGGTCGCCGAGACGTAGACGGTCGGCTCATCGTTCCCCGCGAACTCAATCACGGCGCCGGGGACCAGTCCGGTCCCACTGACGTGCAGCGTGAAGCTCGGGCTCCCAATCGCGGCCGTCTGCGGCGTCAGCGTCGTCAGCACCGGGGCGACCGGCGTCTGCCCCCGCTCGGGCGCCACAAACGGATGGTCATACGGCTGGTGAATCGGCCACTCACTCAGATGCCGCCCCATGTGCGGCCCCTGCCCACACCGCGCACACGCCGGGAGGCACTGACAGGTGCCCCCAGGCGATCGGGTCGGACAGATCGCGTCCTCTTTGCCCTTCGCCTCCGGGTAGTCACAGAGCCGCTGATCAAAGATGTTCCTCGGGTGCGGCTTCGCACAGGCGTCATAGACCACAGGACTGGTCATCGGTCCACTCCCTCACGCTGCTGCTGCCGATCCTTCGCCCACCCAATCAACCGCCGCGTCGGCTTCCGCCCCGGTCCCCACGCCGTCCGCTTCACTGCCGCAGGTCCGCGATCCCCACCGTCGTGGTCCGCCCCCCGCCGTGCGGCACCTTCCCCGCCTGCAACTGACTCCAGAACTTCGCCGCCTCGTCCAGCGGCGCCTGCTTCGTCCCCGCCAGCCGCCGCTCCAACACTTCCTGAAACTTCAACG